CTGCACGGAGTTGAGCAAGCCTTATATCAGCGGTCTTACCCTCTCTGGGGGGTGACCCGCTGCACCCCGTCAATCGTTGTCAGATTTTATGGCTTGTGAAGAAGGTCAAGCAGTTCTTCCCGCACAAAACTATCTGGCTCTATACAGGGTACACATGGGAAGAGATAAATGCTGACAACTTCTATTGCAGAGCAATTCTGGACTACATTGACGTTCTGGTGGACGGACGTTTTGAAGAAGCATTAAAGGACGTGGGCTATCACTGGGCAGGTTCCACCAACCAGAGAGTTATCAATGTCCCGCAGTCCTTAAAGGAAGGGAGGGTTATACTCCATGAAAGTAATTAAGAAGGACGGTACGATTGAGCAATTTGACGGTCAGAAGATTGTCAATGCAGTCAGTAAGTCTGCCGCCCGTGCAATGATTGAATTGGACGATACACAGTACCATGAGATTGTGTCTAAGGTCATGGCTATCGTCACTGAGCGTTTCCCGGAACAGGTTCACGTTGCAGATATGCACAACATTGTGGAGCAGGTTCTTGATGAGGTCAACCCGAAGATTGCAAAGTCTTACAGAGATTACCGAAACTTCAAGAAGGATTTCGTTCACATTATGGATGAGGTCTATCAGAAATCTCAGTCCATTCGTTTTCTGGGCGATAAGGAGAACGCAAACACGGACTCCACCCTGGTTGCTACGAAGCGTTGTCTGATTTTCAACGAACTGAATAAGCGACTGTACCGCAAGTTCTTTATGACCAATGATGAGTTGCAGGCTTGCAAGGACGGATACATTTATATCCATGACCAGTCTGCCCGTCTTGACACTATGAACTGCTGTCTGTGCGACATTTCCTCTATTATGAGCGGCGGTTTTGAGATGGGCAACGTCTGGTACAATGAGCCGAAAACTCTTGATACCGCTTTTGACGTTCTGGGAGATATTATCCTGGCTACTGCTTCACAGCAGTACGGCGGTTTCACTGTCCCGGAGGTAGACAAGATTCTGGCTCCGTATGCAGAGAAGTCCTACAAGAAGTACTGTGCTGAGTACATGGAAATCCGCAATCAACAGACCTTCACCCAGGACGTAAAAGACTGGGCTATGAGCAAGGTGCAGCGTGATTATGAGCAGGGCTTCCAGGGTATTGAGATGAAGCTGAACACTGTGGGTTCTTCCCGTGGTGATTATCCGTTCATTACTATGACCTTCGGACTGGCTACTGATGTGTTCGGCAAGATGGCAAGCAAGACCTTCCTCAAAGTTCACATGGAGGGTGAGGGCAAGCCGGGATTTAAGAAGCCCGTACTGTTCCCGAAACTGGTTTTCCTCTATGACGAAAACCTTCACGGTGAGGGTGGCTTCAATGAGGATGTGTTTGAAGCAGGTATTGATTGCAGTAGCAAGACCATGTATCCAGACTGGCTGTCCCTTACGGGTGACGGCTATGTGGCTGAGATGTACAAAAAGTACGGTAGAGTTATAAGCCCTATGGGTTGCCGTGCATTCCTCTCCCCGTGGTTTGAGCGTGGCGGCATGAAGCCTGCGGACGCAGATGACAAGCCTGTATTTGTGGGACGCTTCAATGTCGGTGCGGTTTCCCTGCACCTGCCTATGATTCTGGCAAAAGCCAGAGCCGAAAGCCGTGACTTCTATGAAGTCCTGGACTACTACCTGGAAATGATTAGAGGGGTTCACAAGCGTACCTATGAATATCTGGGTGAGATGAAAGCCAGTACCAACCCTATCATGTACTGTGAGGGCGGCGTATACGGTGGACACCTCAAACCGTCTGAGAAAATCAAGCCCCTGCTGAAACCCATGACAGCTTCCTTCGGTATTACAGCACTAAATGAGTTGCAGCGGCTCTACAACGGCAAGTCCATTGCAGAGGACGGAGAGTTTGCCCTGGAAGTTATGCAGCATATCAACCAGAAGGTTACGCAGTTCAAGAATGAGGACGGTTGGTTGTACGCAATCTACGGAACCCCGGCTGAAAGCCTGTGTGGTTTGCAGATTGAGCAGTTCCGTAAGAAGTACGGCATTATCGAAAATGTATCTGACCGCTCGTATGTGAGCAATTCCTTCCACTGTCATGTGACGGAGGACTTGACCCCGATTGAGAAGCAAAACCTTGAAGGACGTTTCTGGGATATGTTCAACGGTGGCAAGATTCAGTACGTTCGCTATCCGATTTCCTACAACCGGGAAGCAGTCAAGACCCTGGTTCGGAGGGCAATGCAGCTTGGTTTTTACGAAGGTGTGAACCTCTCCCTTGCCTACTGTGATGACTGCGGACACCAGGAACTTGAAATGGATGTTTGCCCGGTCTGCGGCAGCAAAAATCTCACGAAGATTGACCGCATGAATGGCTACCTGTCCTATTCCCGTGTCCACGGTGACACAAGACTGAACGCTGCGAAGATGGCTGAGATTGCAGAAAGGAAATCCATGTAATGGGCATGACAGACTTGATCTATGCCATTATTGCACAAGCAGCAGATGATTACTTCAATCTGCTTGCAGGGTTTATCCTCCCCCGTATTAATTGCAATGTGACAGAGATAGAAGCATTTTTCCGCTCTGACCTTTATGGTCTGATGACAAAGGTTGATTGCGAATATCTTATGCGAAAAATAAAGGAGGAAGCAGCTAAAATGGTGCTGGAATATACCGTATCGAAGGAGAAAGGCAGTAGCCAGTATTATGTGTGCCGGGTTGGTGAAGAAAAGACACCTCTGACCCGTCGATACACCACGAAAAAGAAAGCACTGCACAAGGCAGCGGAAATGCAGGGGCTTGAGTACAAACAGTATATGCGTATTCGCAGAAGGGACGGTGCTGACAATGAAAACAGTATTTAATTGGTTCGGGGATGACTGGAAAAGGGTCAAGAACCACTGCCGCACCACCGACAACAAGGATTTTTCGGACAATGAAGCGTCCGAAACCTTCAAGAAGAAGCTGCTGATTTCAGAGCATAGCCCTATCCGTCTGCTGGAATTTGACTGGTCGTGGAAGGGTATCTTCTACTGGCTGTCCACCGAATGGAGCCGCCACAAGTTTGAGAAGTTCATTTCCTCCCAGAGAGATGACCGTCTGATTGATGATATTCCCAGAGGGGACAAGCCCCAGAAAGCGCTTGTGAACTTTGACGGCTATGCAAATATGCAGAACTGCATTGACGCATGGAGAAAGCGCCTGTGCCGTATGGCAACCCCGGAAGCACGGGAACTGGCAGAGGATTTCAAGATGACTCTGCATGAAACCCACCCGCTTGAGTCTGACGTTCTGGTTCCCAACTGTATTTACAGAATGGGTTGCCCTGAGTTCAAGACCTGCGGGTATATGCAGAACTTTATCCGCTGGGTGGAGGAAAACTACCCTGGCGTGGACTGGATGACTGACATTCAGACCCGCTATGACCTGTACAACGACTACTTCTACCGTAGTATGAGCAATAAGTAACTAAAGGAGGTTCGTGGGTATGGATTATTCCAGAATACCAACAGAATTGAAAAATTTGAAACAGTGGGTGTGCGCCTGGGATAGTTCCAAAGTCCCCATGAAAGCCTTTGAGCGTAAGGCCGCATCCTCTACCGCACCTGACACCTGGGGAACCTTTGAGCAGGCGCAGGCTGCGGTGGAGGACGGTACTTACAATCACCTTGGTTTTGTCTTTGCAGACAATGGGTTGGTTGGCATTGATATTGACGCAGGCTTTGAAGATGGATTGATGACCCCGCTGTGTGCCGATATTATGAAAGCCTGCCACTCCTATACGGAGAAGTCCAGAAGTGGACGTGGCGTTCACATTCTGCTGAGGGGTGACCTCCCCTTCACGGGGAGGAACAACCTCAACGGAGTAGAGATTTATAAGGCCAGACGGTTCTTCATTATGACGGGCAAGGTGGTTATCTTCCCTGAAATCATTGAGAACCAGGAAGCCATTGACTATGTGGTGCAGAAGTATTTCCCAGAGGGAGAACGGACAGGCGGTGGTAAATCCCCGCTGGTTCAGAAAATCTATGCACCCACATTCAGAAAGCCAGAGGGCGGCAAGGTCTTTATCAGACCTGACTATCCTGAGATTGTTTCCGGGGGCAGAAACCTTTCCCTCACTTCACTGGCAGGAGCAATGCACAACACTGGGTACAGCAAGCAGGAAATCTACAAGGAACTCTGCTATGTGAACCAGCAGGCTTGCAAGCCCCCGCTTCCTGACCGGGAATTGCAGACCATTTGTGACAGTGTGACCAGATACAGGAGGTAACTACTATGGCACGGAATAGATACCCTGGGTACTGCTACTGCTGCGGAGCCTATGTACCTACTGGATATGGTCACTTTGAACTCATTCGTGGTGGTCATTACGGGAACAGATGGCGTGTTAAGTGCGTGAAGTGTGCAAGCGGACGTATCGTGAAAGATACTGACCGTGAGGTTATGAGAGCAAAAGAATTGAGGGATGGAGGTAAGAAACATGGCAAGAACACTTTACCTTCCTGATGGGTCTACGGAATATGTGTTCGGTGACCCGGAGGAAGTGTTGCAGAAAATCATCTATGAGCGCCTTGGGCGTGACTGTGAAGAACTGTTCACGGAAATCATTTCCGAACTCAAGGGCATGGATGGTGAGGATTATGAAAGGATTGCTGACGGCTACCGGGGTATGGCTGTGGACGCTATGAACGGACTCCATGAAGCCCTGATGCAACCCAGGTTGAACAGAAAGCGGCTGGAAGCAATCTATGATAACCTCAACAAAAATCTCTAAAGAAAGGAGGAAACCGTATGGCAGATGAATTGTTTCAACTCTCCAATGGGCGTTACATCACGTCCGAAGAAATCAGCAGAAAGATGTTCTACATCAAGTCCGTTCACCCTGAACTGCCCTATCAGGAAAACAGCACTGGGTATTCCTGGGATGAAGCTGGTATGGCTGATCTGTTCAGTGAGTGCTATGCGCAGGACACCCGCTTCTGCCCGGAAGCAAAGTCCTGGTACACCTATGACGGCGGCAAGTGGCAGAAGGATGTTGGCGCACTGTTAGTGAGTGCAAAGATTAAGGAGTTCGTGCGACTCATGGCTCTGTACTGCGGAGAGATTACCGATGAGGAAAAGCGCAAGCAGTACATGGCTTTTGTGGGAAAGATGGGTGACCGCCGTTTCCGTGACCGTCTTATGAAGGACGCTGCGGACAGCATGAAGATTGCGGCGGCACAGTTTGACACTCACCCCTATCTGATTAACTGTCTGAACGGTACTTATGACCTGGAACACATGAAGTTCCGTGAGCATAGATGGGACGATTTCTTGACCATGCAGACCAATTTTGAATACACCTTGCAGGAAGTTACCTGCCCACGATGGGAACAGTTCATTAAGGAAGTTACCCAGAACGAAGCGGACAAGGCAGACTACTTGCAGAGGGCTTTGGGCTATTCAATCTTAGGTACAAGCAAGGAAGAATGTATGTTCATCCTCCATGGTAAGACCACCCGCAACGGCAAAAGTACCATGCTTGACGCTATTCAGCACTTGCTTGGTGACTATTCAACCGTGGCTCCTGTGGAACTTATCTGCCGTGGTGACCGCCAGAAGAACGCAGAAGCAGCGAACCCGGTACTGGCAAAGCTGAAAGGTAAGCGTATGGTTACCATGAGTGAGTCCGATACCGCAGGCAAACTGGATGAAGCTACGATTAAGCAGTACACAGGTGGTGAGGACATTACCGCCCGTGAGTTGTATCAATCAGCTATCACCTTCAAGCCGCAGTTTACTATGTGGCTGTCCTGTAATGACCTCCCTTCGGTAAAGGATAAGTCTTTGTTTGCGTCTGACCGTGTGCGTGTCATTGAGTTCAATCGTCACTTCACTGATGAAGAGCAGGACAAGGGACTCAAGGACTACTTTGAAACCCCAGAAGCAATGCGGGGTATCTTCACATGGTTGGTAGCAGGCTACTTCAAGTATATCCGCTTCGGGCTGAAAATGTCCCAGGGTATGCAGAAGGTAATCAAGCAGTATGAGAAGGACAATGACCTGGTACTGCAATTCCTGGAAGAGAAGTGTGAGCGTAACGCAGAAGGTAAGACCCGTGCGAAGTCCCTCTATGATAACTACAAAATGTGGTGCAAGGGCAATGGGTATTATGTGTGCAGCATGAAGAAATTCAATGCAGAACTGACAGCACACCCGGAATGGTATGCAGATAAGGCAGTTACCCAGGGCGTTTTGTTCTATTATGGAGTAGCTTTAAGGCAAAATTAGGTGGGCATGGTAGGGTAAAATAAGATTTTACTATAAGTTTTCTTAGTACGCGCGTATCTATAAAAACTTACTGTAAAAATTGAATTTGCCCTACCAACCTCATGCCAGACGGAAAGGAGACAGAAATGGAGTCTTATGTAGAAAGATGGAAACGGGAGCAGGAAGAAGCAAAGCAGAAGGAGGTGCAGAAGGACAATGGCAGAAGAGAAGAAGATGGGCAGACCGAAGGGAAGCCGAGACAGAAAGCCCAGAAGAACAGAAGGGTATCAAGAAAGCAGTCCTAAGAATCTGGTGAAAGCCAGAGAGAACAGTCCTATCATGCAATCTCAGAAGGTAGAAATGCCAGAAGGGTACAATGCGAAGGTGACAGCCTTTATGATGGAGATTATGCCGAAGGAGCCACTGGATACACAGGACGTTGCAGAGATGGAAAGACGATTCTTGAATTATGTGCAGAAGTGTTCCGAATGGGATATGAAAGTGGGCAACCAGGCTGCGTATATGGCTATTGGTATTACGAAGGAACAGGCGTGGGAGTGGGAGAACGTGGTTAAGGGGAACCCTGCCCGCTCTGACTTTATCAAAAAAGTTCGTCAGTTCTGCGGCGTTTTTCGTGAGGGTCTTATGCAGGACGGCAAGGTGAACCCTGTCACTGGCATTTTCTGGCAGAAGAACTATGACGGCATGAAAGACCAGACAGAAATGGTACTCACCCCGAACAATCCTCTGGGAGAGCAGAAGGACATGAAAGCCCTTGAGCAGAAATACCTTGAGAGTGCCTATGACGGCTCAGAAGTCGCAGAAGGGACTTTTACGGAAATCGCAGAAAGCCCAGAAGGGACAGAAGGGCAGAAAGACTAATTTCAAAAGTCGCAGAAGGGACAGAAGGGCGGCAATCCCTGCCCGCCTGCTGCCTGCCCTGCGGCAGACCTGCCCGCCCCGGCTGCGGGGTTTCACCATGCTTTCAAGGCGTGGGACATGGACAGACTGCCCGCCGCCCGTGGTGCTGTCTTGCTGCCGTGGTGCAGGCGTGGACGCTCTGCGCCCCTCTGCGGGCTTTCTGCCCGTTATGGTATAAGTATAGCCCCGCACGGCTTGCGCCCGTCCTGGGCGGCTCTGCGGGGCTGTGAGGGCATACAAGCATATAGACATAAAAGAACCCCGGCAGGCTGTGAACCTGTCCGGGGTTTCGTGCGTTATAACCAACGTAAGCGGGGGCGGCTGGGGTGCTTCCAATAGTCTACAAGCCGTTGCACCTCTGCGGGGCTGTACATGGGTATATTGTAAAGCTGCAAACCTGCCGGGGTCATATAATAGCCCTGTCCGTAACGTGGTAGGGTTTCGCACCCTGGCAAGCCTAAAATGTTGCGGCTGTCTTGCTTGCTGCGGGTTCTGAGTCCTACCCGGCTATCAAAGTTTACTTTTATAGGGGTAGGGATGACAGCGGATAACGGGCATTGTGTGGCGGCTATTATATGCACGTTTGCCGCTCTGCCTATCTGTGCAAGGCGTTGTATAAGGGGCTGCACCTGGCGGCGGTTCGTGGTCATCAAGTCCGCAAGTTCATCTATAACAACGTAGACCGCCCCGCCGCTGTAGTTCTTTTCGTGGCGGCTCTGCATAGCCCTGTAGCGGCTTTCTGTGGTATCCATGGCATATTGTAACGCCTGCACCATGTCCCCCGGCTCACTGGCATATTTTAGCGTATGCGGCAGGGGCTTATAGTCTACAAGTTCTACCCGTTTAGGGTCTATAAATATAAACTGTACAGCGGCGGGGCTGTCCTTTAATGCCGTTGTGATAATGCCGTTAATAACTACGCTTTTACCGCTGCCCGTTGCACCCGCTACGAGTAAATGCGGCTGTGTGAGCATATCCGCAAATAGATTGTAATAACTGCCCTGCGGCGTTTCCCAGGTCTTTTTAATCAATGTTTTATGCCTCCATTCTATGAAATAAGCCCCGGCAGGCGGTGAAGCTGTCCGGGGCTGTAGTTTACTGCTGCATATAGCTATAATCGTATTGTTCCACGGTTTCCAGTGTGGCGGGCGTTGGTGCTTCACCTGTGAACCTGTCCACGGTGCAAACCGGGATATAAAAAGCGCTGTATTTGCCCGTTTCGGAATTGATACAATTATAATATTCAAACGAATTAACCAAGTTATTAAAATCGTTTATAACTCCGATTTCATCAATTACGAATTGCGCCCGGTCTTTTCTGTTTAACCTGTGTTCATTATGCCAGGGTGTGAACGGGCGCAAGTTGCACGGGCAAATAATAACGGTTAAGCCGTTTTTATAGGCTGTGCGGGCGGTCTTTTTGTTAATCCGCTTGAATGTATGGCTTTTTTCGGTAAATATGTATTTTCGCATGGTTTATACCTCCCATTTGTGCATTTTGCTATTGTATGCGGTTCTTTCTGTGGTGCAGGTTTGAAAGCCTACACTTTCCAGACCCCCGGCAAAATGCCGGGACGCTTGCGCCCTAACTGGCTATTTATACACGGCGCAACGTGTGTTAGTCCTCTTCTTCCTCTTCCTCTTCCTCTTCCTCAAACGCTCCATCTTCTTCCAGGTCATCAAGTACGGCGGCTATTGCCTGCCCTAACAGATAACACCTAATAGTTACATCAAAGTATTCCCAGTCAGATTTAAGGAACTTTTCCCCGATAGTTTCGGAATCAATCCCAAACTCGTTTACTGCTTCTTGTAACTCATCCATACCATCAAGTACATATATTTGCGCCTGTATACGGTTGAACGTGTAAGACCCGGAAGCGTTACCCGTGACGCTGTCACACGTCCAAAGGTCATCATTTAACTGTTCTTCCAGTCCGTCACGGTTACCCGCCCATTCTGTCAAGTCGATTTCCTGTTCTACATAGTCCTTAACGTCTGCGGTTACCTGCTCTAAATAATCATACATAATGTTTACCTCCTGTTTGTTGTGCGCTGCCCTGGCGGGCGGCTGTGGTTTCAAACTTGTTTATCAAGTTTTATCTTGATACAAGTATATCAAGATATATCTTTATTGTCAAGATATTTCTTGAAATTCTTTTAACTTTTTCGCCACGTCCCGCCGCTCTGCCTGTGGTGCAGGCTGTCCAGGTCATCCTGTGGACAGACCCCCGGCGGGGGATATAGACCCCCGGCAGCCGGGGCGGGTGAGCCTGGAAAATCCCGCAAAAATAAAAAAGATTCAAGATATAACTTGACAAGATAGAACTTTAATGCTATCCTTATATTGAACAGGAGGAAAACGTATGACTTCAAAAGAACTGATTAAGACTCTGATGACAGAGCATGATATAACGAATGCTGAGATGGCAAAGACCTTGGGTATTACGCAGGCGGCTCTCTGGGATAGACTGAATCCGAAAAAGAGCGATAACACTACAGTTGCAAAACTGGGTGATATGTTGAGCGTTATGGGATATAAAATCGTGGTTGTTCCCGATGAAACACCTATCCCCGAAGGTGGATATGAGGTTGGTCAGACAGACATGGTAGGGTAAAATCGAATTTTTCACTAAGTTTTTATAGTAAAGACTCTACTAAGAAAACTTATACAGATTTTATGATTTACCCTACCACGCTAAGAGAAAGGATGGTGAAACCATGTTCTATATTTTGTTCTGCTGCCTGTGGTTCCTGTGGTGGTGTATTAAATCCTTCTTCTGGCTTTGTGCATGGGTCACCTGGAACATCGTAGTCAGACCTGTGGTATGGTGTTTGTGCCTGCCCTTTAAGTTAATAAGTAACTGCAAGTAAGTTGCGGTTTTGTCCAATGGGACTGTCTTAATTGACGGTTCCATTTTTTTTGTTTACGGAGGTATGTATGGATTATAGCAAAATGAAAAGCAGCATTGACCGGGCTATCTTAAAGAGTCCGCTTGATGTTGCAGCCTATGATGATAAGTTCGCCCTGTGCCGTGACTATGAGGGTGCAGAGTTCCGACTGGCTCACGAATGGAACCAGGCTTTACAGGAGGAAATCAGAGCAGGACTGAAACTGGCAGTGGATACCAGAGATTTTAAGACAGCAGAGGAATTTGACAATCTGCTGTTTCGCTCCCTACTGTTTTGTGCGCCCCATTATTTTGACGCATACTTGCAGGCAGTAGAGTACGGAAAGCCGCTTGACAAGAAGTTCTACCTGCCCCGCCGTCATTACCTTAGACGATATGTAGAAGGATACCAGGAAGTTCTTGAGGGGAAACTGGACTTTCTGTCCATTTCCATGCCGAAACGATGTGGTAAGTCTCAGCTTGGTATCAACTTTACGAATATGCTTTCTGGTAAATTCCCAGACCGCTCTACGCTGATGGAGGGTACAGGCGATGACCTTGTTCAGTCTTTCTACAAAGGTTGCCTTGAGTATATTCAGCAGCCGAACGATTATCATTTTTATGATATTTTCCCGGAGAGCAAACTGGTACAGACCAATGCCGATACGAAGGTCATCAATCTTCTGCATAAGTCCCGATTCCCTACTGTCATGTGCCGTTCTATTGACGCAAGGCAGGTAGGTCTTTCGGAAGCAACCAACCTTCTCTACCTGGATGACTGCGTAGAGGGACGTGAGGAAGCGAAGAACAGACAGCGGCTTGATGACAAGTGGGAGGTCATTTCGGGTGATATTATCGGACGTGCCATTGAGGGTACGCCTATCGTTATCTGCGGTACACGATATTCTCTGTATGACCCTATCGGTCACTTACAGGAGGAAATGCGGAAGCAGGGCAAGCGGTGCAAGATTATTGAAACCCCGGCTCTTGACCCCGTGACGGATGAGAGTAACTTTGAATACATTCGTGAAGGCAGGAAGGTTTTCACCACGCAGTATTTCCGTGACCAGAGAGAAATGCTTTCGGCAGAGCAGTTTGAGTCTGAGTTTCAGCAGCAGCCGTTTGAAGCGAAAGGTATTCTTTTCCCGGAAGCGTCCTTGAACCGATACTTTGAACTCCCTGTAGACCGTGAACCAGACAGTATCATTGCCGTATGCGATACGGCGGACAAGGGTGCGGACTATTGCTCTATGCCGATTGCGGCGGTGTACGGAGATGAGGTCTACATAGTAGACGTAGTGTTCGATGACTCCCCGCCAGAGGTTACGAAGCCAGAGTGTGCAAAGGCTCTGATGGACAATCTTGTGGTGGCAGGAACCTTTGAGTCTAATAATGCAGGTACATACTTCGCCAGGGATGTGCAGCAGATTTTGACCGACCGAAAGTATGTCTGCAATATCCGAACGAAGAGGACTATCAGCAATAAGCAGACCCGTATCGAGTTCGCTTCTGATAACATTATCAAACACTTTTACTTCAAAGACCCGTCACTCTACGCACGGAACAGTCAGTATGCCATGTTTATGAAGCAGGTCACAACCTACACCAGGTCTGGTAAAGTGCCACATGATGACGCACCCGACTCTCTTTCTCTGCTTGAGAATGAACTGCGTGGACTGGTAGGAGCGAAGGTTGAAGTTTTCAAAAGACCGTGTTAATTTACGCAAAAACTCTTCAAACCTATTATCAAGAAATCTCTTGAAATAACCATTGAAGAGTGCTATAATTACAATAGAAATATTAGGATTGGAGGTGGCTTGCGTGTCTTTCGGTTTATACGGTAGACGCATGATAAAGTCTGATGAAACCGAAGTGACCGTTGAGAACGTGGTTGCGATTCTCAATAAGGCACTTCCTTATCACTGGGAGAATCGCAGTGAGATTCAATATCTGTGGTACTACTACAGAGGATTACAGCCGATTCTCAACCGTGAGAAACAGGTTCGTCCAGAGATTTGTAATAAAATCGTGGAGAACCGGGCGAATGAGATTGTGTCCTTCAAGTCTGGCTATTTGATGGGCGAACCTCTACAGTATGTTTCCCGTGGTAACGGTGATAACTTATCTGACGCAATCAATCAGCTTAACGAATTTGTGTTTGCCGAAGAGAAGCCTGCAAAGGATAAGGAACTTGCTGACTGGTTCCATATCTGCGGTACGTCTTTCAGAATGGTTCTTCCAGATGAGGACGTAGGTGAGGACGATGACTCCCCGTTTGAAATCTACACGCTTGACCCACGAAACACCTTTGTGGTGTACAACAACGGTCTTGGTAACAAGCCGCTTCTGGGTGTCAAGTATGTGGTGGACGACAACGGCATAGTTCATTATAGTTGCTACTCTGACCATGAGTATTTTGAGATTGTAGAATCTCATATCATCAAGGCAGAGCCGCACATTCTGGGTGATATTCCTATCATTGAATATCCGCTGAACATTGCCCGTATCGGTGCGTTTGAGTTGGTTATCCCGCTCCTTGACGCTATCAACCTTACGGACAGTAACCGCCAGGATGGAGTTGAACAGTTCATCCAGGCACTCATGCTTTTCCACAACGTAGATATTTCGTCTGACGATTACGAGAAGCTGAGAGAGGAAGGGGCTATTAAGTTCCGGGATATTGACCCTCAGTTGAAAGCCGAAGTATCTTATCTGACCAGTACTCTGAACCAGGGTGAAACACAAACCCTGGTTGACCATATGTACCAGACGGTATTGACTATCTGTGGTATGCCGAACCGCAACGGTGGTACGTCTACCAGTGATACCGGGTCTGCGGTCATTATGAGAGATGGTTGGTCTGCTGCGGAAGCAAGAGCAAAGGACAGCGAATTGATGTTCAAGAAGAGTGAGAGGATTTTCCTCAAGCTGATTCTGAATATCTGCAAAACTCTGAAAGGCATGGACTTGAAGGTTTGCAATATTGAAATTCGCTTTACCCGAAGAAATTACGAAAACATTCTGCAAAAAGCCCAGGTGCTTGACCTTATGTTGAAGAACAGTAAGATTCACCCACGGCTTGCTTTTGAACATTGCGGACTGTTTGTTGATTCTGACCTGGCATACACATTAAGTGCGGAATATGCAGAGGAACAGGAGAAGAAAGCACAGGAGTTGCTTGAAAAGCAGAATACGGAAAAGGAGGATGAAACCGATGACTCCAACACTGACAAAGGAAATGGTGCAGCAGGTGGAAACGCTGCTCAAGCACGGCAGCAGAGTGGAAGTGCTGATTGAGCAGGGCAAGGTTACGATTGTTGAAATCAAACGCAAGATGAGAATGAAAGAGTAACACCAGGACAGAGGTTCTGGTGAGTCCAATGGGACTGTGAGTGACGAACTCATAGTCCCTTTTTATTTTGCCTATGAATAATACATTTTCAGCTTATATTGCTGCGTTTGATGAACTCAACATTCTGACTTCCACCAGTTATTACTCCGCTTCTGGGAAGGATATGACCTCAAAGGTTGCTCAGATTGCGGATGACATTTTATCACTGCTCATCCGGGCTTATCAGCAGGGCATTACAGCCACGGCAGATATGCTTGCCTACGATTTGACCGTAGACGTGGGTTCCATGGAGGAAGCCATTTATGAGGTAATAGACGGTAAAACCTTTGAGGACAGAATTGCTGACCATGTAATAGCCGGGGATTTGTCGGGCTTACAGACGTTAGTCGAATCTGAATATCACAGGGTATTCAATGCAGCGGAAGAGGATGGAGCCTATGAGTTCCAGTCCACAAGAGGACTGGGAGTTTCAAAGAAATGGGTGACTGTCCGGGATGAAGCCGTTCGGGATACTCACAAATACCTGGAAGGTGTGAGCGTGGCTCTGGATGAAGAGTTTTATACCTTTGATGGTGACCATGCTTCCAGACCAGGTGAGTTCACTAAGGCAGAGAACAATGTGAACTGCCGTTGTGTACTGAAACTTGAAACTGATACTTCGCAGGATTGACCTGCTTGTATGGTGAGGGAACACCTTAAAACGCACACTCAGACAAGAGGATAAAACAGAAGAACATGGTGAGGGAACACCTTAAAACGCAAGGAGGACTTTATTATGAGTTATTTAAGTGATTTGCTTGGAGATTCCTACAAGGAAGGTATGACTGAGGAAGAGATTTCTACTGCTTTACAGGCTGCGGGCGCAGGTCAGAATAATGACGCTGAAATCAATCGTCTGAAAGCACAGCTTTCTAAAGCCAATTCCGAAGCTGCTGATTACAAGAAGCAGTTAAGAGGTAAGCAGACTGCGGATGAAGCCGCTGCCGCTGAACAGAAAGCAACCATGGATAAGCTGACCCAGGAGAATACCGATTTGAAGCGTTCTATCGCTCTGGCAGACAAAAAGACCAAACTGGTAGCTATGGGTTACGATGAGAAACTTGCTGACAGTACTGCAATCGCAATGGTTGACGGCGATATGGACACGGTTATGAAGAACCAGGCTACGTTCAATGAGTCCCGTGAAAAGGCAATTCGTGCTGAACAGATGAAGAAAACTCCCAGACCTGCTGCGGGTTCTGAGGGGACGGGCGGCATGGATTACGCTAAGAAAATCGAAGAAGCGCAGGCAAGCGGCGATTTGACCGCAGTTGCCTACTATACACGTCTGAAAGCGCAGGATGAAGCGAATCAGATGAAAGAGTAAAAATCGGAGGTAAAAGACAATGGCAGATACGTTTGCAACCAGTTTTGGCGTTCTGAATTATTCTGGAATGCTGTTTAACAAGGGTAACGTGCGTACCCCGCTTTCTTCCATCATCGGTAGCAAGGCGAAAACCACGAATCATGTAGAGTTCGTTACTGGACAGGAGTACACCTCTAACGGTAATGGCTCTCAGCCTGCAATCAGTGAGAGTGCTTCTCTGACTGCCCCGGACGCTGATGTTGTGACCCGTTCTCAGAAAACGAACGTCACTCAGATTTTCCAGGAGTCCGTAGGTATCTCTTACGGTAAGCAGAGCAATATGGGTACTCTGAGCGGTATCAATATCGCAGAGCAGCAGGCAAACCCGATGAGCGAACTGGACTTCCAGGTTGCCGCTAAGATTCAGAAGGTCAACCGTGATATTGAGTACACCTTTATCAACGGTGAGTACAACAAGGCTACTTCTGACGCTGAGGTAAACAAGACCCGTGGTCTGGTAAATGCTATCACTACTAACACTATGGCAATGGCTAAGAAGCCCCTGGGTCTGTGGGACATTGCCGACATGGTGAAGAAGATTTACGGTGCGAATGCTCCGACTGACGGTCTGGTACTGTGGTGTGACGCTGTGACTCTGTTCCAGGTCAACGCTGACGCTGTTCAGAATGGTCTGACCGTGGTTCCTGCTGCCCGTGAGATTAACGGTATCGCTCTTTCCAGTGTGGTAACTCCTATCGGTGTTGTTTACCTGTATCTGGGTGAGTGCCTGCCTGCGGGTACGGCAATGCTTCTGAACCTTGATGTTCTGGCTCCTGTTTATCAGCCTGTTCCGGGTAAGGGTAACTTCTTCCTGGAGCCGCTTGCTAAGACGGGTGCGGGTGAGAAGTATCAGCTTTTCGGTCAGATTGGTCTTGACCATGGTCCCGAATGGTATCACGGCAAGTTCACTGGTATTTCTACTACCTTTGAGAAGCCGACCTACAGCCGTTCTGTTTATGTGGCGAATGCCGCTGACATTGGCAAGACTACGGGCTGATGAAGATTAAAAGGAGGTGGACAACATGACCGATGAAGAGAAACTGACCATGCTTAAAAGCATGACAGAGGAAACGGATAACGATGTGTTGTCCACTTACCTCACTTTAGCGAAAGGGGTAGTGCTTTCCCGTGCCTACCCTTATACGGAAGAAGATAAAGTTCCTGCAAAATATGACACGGTTCATGTTGAGATTGCCGCTTATATGCTGAATAAGCGTGGGGCAGAGGGTGAAACAGCACACAGCGAAAACGGCGTTTCCCGTTCTTATGAAGATGGTGACATTCCCCCTACCCTGCTGCGGCGAATCCTCCCTATGGCGGGGGTGATTCTATGAAGCTGATGAAGCGCAATCTCAAGCCCGTGCATTACTGCCTGTACAAAGGCAGGGAGCCACTTCTGGATGATGACGGGAATGAAACTGGTGAATACCAGGTGGGCTATGAAAGCCCTGTTGAACTGCAATGCAGTGTTTCACCTGCGACTGGATATGCCCAGGTGAATATGTTCGGTAACTTAGAGTCCTATGACAAGGTACTCATTACTGATGATACAAATTGCCCCATTGACGAAAACACCCTGCTCTTTGTGGATAAAGAGCCAGAGTTCGGAAATGACGGCAATCCTCTCTGTGACTATAGGGTACGGCGTGTTGCAAAGTCCCTTAACAGTATCTCTTATGCTATTAGCAAGGTGACCGTATCGTGAGCAAGCGTGTTATCAAAGTTACGTTATCTGAAAAGAGCATTGACAATGCCATTAAAGAACTCAAGAACTACAAGACGTGGTTGAAAGAGTGTACTGAAAAATTTATACAAGCCCTTGGCGAAGAGGGAGTCCAGGTGGCTACAGCAAAGTTCCAGACAGCCGTCTATGACGGTACGAATGATGTGAGCGTGTCTGTAGAGAGCAGGGATACCAACAAAGTAGCCGTGGTAGCTGTAGGAAGTTCAGTCCTCTTTATTGAGTTTGGTACAGGTGTCAAGTACCCAGACAATCACCCGGAAGCAGGTAAGAACGGTTTCACCCGTGGTGGCTACGGTTATAAACTGGGACGGCTTGAAAAGGGATGGCGATACACTGGTGACCCTGGTTCTAACGGTGAAGTTATTACCACGGGAAAACACGCAGGTGAAGTTCATACCTACGGTAACCCTGCAAACATGAGTATGTACGAAACAGTCAGAGAGTTGGAAGAGAAATTTGCAGAGATAGCAAGGAGGTGTTACACATGATTGACTGCGAAAACGAAGTCTATACAAGGCTTGCAAAAATCTTGAGAGAGAAATTCCCTAAGATTGATATTGCCAGTGAATATGTGAAATCACCTTCTTCTTTTCCTCATGTGAGTATTACCCAGAGTGATTGCTATATCCCTACGGAGTGGCAGGACAGCAGCATGAAAGAGAATATGGTCATTGCCATGTTTGAAATCAATGTCTACTCCAATAAGGCAGAGGGTAAGAAAACAGAATGCAAGAAAATTATCAAAGAAATCAATGACGCATTGTACTCCATGAATTTTAGGCGCACGGCTATGACCCCGGTTCCGAACATGGAGGACGCAACAATCTATCGGATTACAGCCCGCTTCCGTGTGGCAACCGATGGAAAACACTTTTACAGGAGGTAAGTGAAATGGCTACAAGTACTTATATGACTTTCCTCATGCACAAGAAAGAAACGGCATGGGAGAAGCTGCTTGACATTACTGAGTTTCCCGACCTGGGCGGTGACCCGGAACTGCTTGAAACCACCACTCTGTCTGACAAAATGCAGACCTATGTGAATGGTGTCCAGAGTAATGACGGCATGACCTTTAATGCCAACTATGACCACACTGAGTATAAGGCTCTGAAAGCCCTTGAGGGTAAGAACGAGGAATACTCAGTATGGTTCGGTGGCACTGAGACTGCAAGTTCTCCGACTCCTACGGGTTCTGAGGGTAAGTTCAAGTTTGCAGGCGAACTGTCCGTCTACGTTACTGGTGGCGGCGTGAATGAGGTTCGTGGTATGGCGATTACGATTGCCCCGTCCACTCCTATCACTGAGGACGAAGAGTAAGATTACATTTAATTTTGAGAATTAAAGGAGAGTTGAGCAATGGCTAAACAGATTGTTTTTACCTATGAAGATAAGGAATACACGCTTGAGTTTACCAGGCGTACTGTCAAGCAGATGGAGGATGAGGGCTTTGTTGCACAGGACATTGACCGTAAGCCTATGACTCTGCTTCCTGCTCTTTTTGCAGGTGCATTCAAGGCGCACCATCGTTTCGTGAAGCAGGATGTGATTGACAAGATTTATGCGGGTATGCCCCATAAGGACGAACTGATTGGTAAGTTGGCAGAGATGTACAATGACCCGATTGTGACTCTGATGGAGGAACCCGATGAGAAAGCGGTAAAAAACGTGAGTTGGGAAGCGAACTGGTAACGGGTTCGGACTCCCAGGCTGCAACGGGCGGCGGCAACCGCCGCTTGCCCGTTGTTTATCGTTACGGGGAAACTTTTGAAAAACTCTGCGGTTATTACATGAGTCTGGGTATGGGCTATCACGATTACTGGGATGGTGATTGTGAGATGACACGGTACTACAGGGATATGGATGAAAAGGTCAAAGAGCGGCAGAATGAAGCCCTCTGGTTACAAGGTCTGTATTTCTATGAAGCGTTGGTTGACGCTTCCCCGGTACTGAACGCTATGAGTAAAAAGCATAAGCCTATTCCTTACAGGCAGGCTCCGATTCCTCTCACCGAAGCACGTCATAGACAGCAGCAAGAGGAAGAGAATCACAAGAAGCTGAATGCAGGTAAGGAAGCCATGAAGCAGATAATGGCAGGGGTTAATTCAAAATTCAAACGGAAGGAGGAATAAATCATGGCAGTTGAGATTGAAGGTCTTGAGTTTCAAATTGAAGCGAAGTCCGAAAATGCCGCTAAAGGTGTAGACGCTCTGATTAACAGCTTCAATAAGCTGAAAGCCGCAACCAAAGGCGGCGCAGGTCTGAACAATATCAGCAAGAAACTGGACGCAATCAGTAATGCAAAGCTGAGTATGTCCGGGATTGAGAAGATTGAAGATTTGACGAAAAGCCTTAATTCTCTGAGCAATGTCAAGATTTCCTCCACAATCTCTAAGAGAATAACTGAAATCGGTGCTTCTCTGGATGGTCTGAATTGGTCTGGTGTGGAAAAGGTTGAAGCACTCAGCACTGCTCTACAGAATATGCAGGGCATTCAGATTCCGAATATGAGAAATATTACTGGGAACCAGACGGCTACGCCTGCCGGGACTGCGGCTCCGGCTGACCCTGCGAGTGCAACAAATGCGGGTGCGGCAGCTACAGCGGCAACCTCTGGTATCACTCAGTATACTTCCCAGATAACTGCTGCCGCTACGCAGACCAGGGGATTCCTGGGTGTTCTGCAAGGCGTAGGTGGTGTGTTCTCAAGAGCATTTTCTGCTGTAGGTGGTGTTGCTCTGAAAGCATTTCAAGCTGCCTTGAAGGGGGTAAGCACTGCGGCAAAATCAGCAGTGAATGCTTGTAAGAAACTGGGAAGCACTATCGGCTCCAAACTGAGTAGCAAGGTGAAGCAAACAACTTCGGGTATGGGTCAGTTGTTCTCTTCCTTAAAGCGTATTGCATTGTACCGTGCAATTCGATTCTTCTTTGCACAACTTACTGCTGCAATGAAGGAAGGTATTCAGAATTTGTATATGTACAGTTCCCTCATGGGCGGTACGTTCAAGGGAAGTATGGACAGTCTGGCAACCAGTTTCCAGTACCTCAAGAACAGCATGGGTGCTATGGTGGCTCCGCTCATCAATATGATTGCTCCTGCGGTGGACGCTCTGATTGATAAATTTGCAGCATTGCTGAACATTGTCAATCAGTTCTTCGCTCGTCTGTCTGGTGCAACCACCTTCACGAAAGCGAAGAAAGCGGCAGCTTCCTATGGCGATTCTATCTCTGGTGCGGGTAAGTCTGCGAAGAAAGCGGCAAAGGATATTAAGGACGCTACGGTTGGCATTGATGAATTGAACATTATCAGTCAGAAGGATTCCAGTGGAAGCGGTTCTGGCAGTAAGAACTATGGCGATATGTTTGAAACCGTGCCGATTGACAGTAGCATTTCTGAATTTACCGACAAGCTGAAAGCAGCACTGGACGCAGGTGACTGGAAAACCCTGGGTACTTTACTGGGTGAAAAGTTCAATGAGATTGTGGATAGCATTGATTGGTCTGGTATCGGTCACAAGATTGGATACGGACTGAACGGTGCAATACAGACAGCATACTGGTTCCTAAAGACAGCGGATTTCAAGAACCTGGGTAACCATATAGCAGAACTGCTGAATGGTGCAATGGAGGAAATTGACTTCACATACCTGGGCAGACTTCTGGTTCGTGGTGTCACGGTAGCCCTTGATTTTATGATTGGCTTGCTTGGCGGTTTGAATTGGAGCCTTGTGGGAAAGAACATTGGCGATTTCTTGAAGGGTGCATTCAATGAAGCCCAGGAGTGGATTGCAAGCTATAACTGGAACAAGATGGGCAAAGACCTGTGGAAGAATCTCAAGGCTTGTATTAAGGGCATTGACTTTGCAGGTGTGGCACAGAGTTTCTTTAAGTTACTGGGTTCTGCTCTGGCGGCTGCGGTTAGCTTTATCGCAGGTTTCGTGCAGGGTATCTGGGAGGACATTACTGGGTATTTCCAGGAATATCTCACCAATGATGACGGCACGAAGAAGTGCGGTCTTGACTGGGTAGCGGGTCTGCTTGAGGGTATCTGGGACGGCATTAAGAATATCGGCAAGTGGATTAAGGAGAACGTATTTGACCCGTTCATTGACGGATTCAAAGAGTGCTTCGGTATTCACTCTCCTTCTACAGTAATGAAGGAGATGGGCGGTTATGTTGTCGAAGGTTTCTTACAGGGACTTAATAAGTTCAGTGAGATTGCAGGCAAGGTTAAGGAATGGGCAGGCAAGGTCATTGAGTGGTTCACGAAGGGTGAGGACGGCAAGGGTATTGTTGAACATTTCAAGGAAATCGGCGGCAATATCGTAAGCGGCTTCAAAGACAAGGTTGGTGGTACTTATACCACGGTCAAGTCTAACGTGACCACCTGGGCAAGCAAAGTGAAAGACTGGTTCAGCAACAACTCTTTTGGTGGAGTAAACAGCGATACTTTTAGTACTTTTGCGAACAACACGATTGAAGGTTTCCGAACCAAAGTCGGTAGTGCCTACACCAATACCAAAACGAACGTGACCACCTGGGCAAGTAAGGTCAAGGAATGGTTCACCAATAGTTCCTTCGGTGGCGTAAACTCTACGAACTTCCAGACGTTTGCCGGGAATGTCATTGAGGGCTTCCGTACAAAGGTAGGTTCTGCCTACACCACTACGAAGTCCAACATGGTTACCTGGGCTACGAATGTGAAGGAGTGGTTTACGAACAGCGGCTTCGGCGGTGTGAACTCCGCAAACTTCCAGACTTTTGCAAACAATGTGGTGACTGGGTTCAAGGATAAGATTGGTTCTGCGTATGTGAATACGAAGAGCAATATGACTACCTGGGCAACCAATGTGAAGAACTGGTTCTCTGGTATTGCTTCCGCTTCTGCATTCTCTGGCTTCGCAACCAGTGTGGTTGATGGGTTCAAGAACAGAATCGGCGGGTACTACACTGCGGTACAGGGTAACATGAGTACCTTCGGTAGCAGCGTGAAGAGTTGGTTCACAGCACATTGCTCCTACAACGGTTTCTACAATGTAGCTTCTGACGTAGTGAGTGGTTTTAAGAACGGTATCGGTGAGTTGTACCATACTTGCAAAAGCACAATCTCTTCCTGGGGTAGTTCAATCATTTCCTGGTTCAAGGACAAGTTGGACGTAAACTCCCCGTCTAAGGTCTTTTATGAGATTGGTGGTTTTGCCGTTGCAGGTTTCAACAATGCGATTGCCCAGGTGGGTAAGAGTACGAAGTCTGTAGTCGGCACATGGGCTGATTCCTTCACGAATTTCAGTCCGACAATGGCACTGGCAGTTGATACTTCTGCTCTGAAATATTATGACTCTGCCGCATTTTCCAGGTCTATTTCTTCTAACGTACAGAGCAGCACGGAGGTTTCCGCAACGGGCTTCCGTGAAGCCATGGAGGATTTCTACCATGAGTACGTTGAACCGACCATGGTTCAGATGGCTGATGATATGCGTAGGCAGGCTGATAAGGAAGAGAAAACCGTGGTGCAGGTTGGTAACCGTGTGGTGACTGACGCTGTGACCACTCAGAAGAAAGCCAATGGCTATAGCTTTACGGGATAAGGAGGTAATGTGTAATGGCTTATCTGGCAATCAACGGTTATGCGTTACCTCCCTGCAAGAGAGGTGTCACCCCTACGGTGACCACTCTTGTAGATTCCGGGCGTAACGCAAACGGTACGGTGGTGGGTCAGCGTATCGGACGTGACCAGTACAAGATTGACAATCTGGAATGGTCATGGCTCACTGCCGAACAGTGGTCAAAGATACTGAGTATCCTTGATAACTTCTTTGTAAATGTAACTTTTATTGACCCTGTAAGCAATGCACCTAAGACCATCAAAATGTACTGTGGTAACCGAACGGCTGAACCCTACTGGGTAGATGAGGACGGTCACCCGACACACTACAGGAATTGCAAGGTGAATCTGATTGACGTAGGAGAGTGATTTTATGCAAAAGGTATCCAAAGAGTATAAGGCAAGCATGAAAGACTCCCTCCGTGAGAGAGCATACATAATGATTTCTTTCGGAGTTGTCAATCAGGAAGCGCAGGCGAAAGCCAAAGTAGACAGCGGAGAGTTTGCCTACTTCTCCAACCCGGACAACCTGTTCAATGAGGGAACTGACGATGTGGTGTACGCCACTTTGGAAGAGAATTTTACCAGGGTTGACGGTTCCATGTATTTTCTCCCACGGAACAAGCCGGGAGCAATGTTCTACAACACAGGGTTGGTAGGAAAGAATCTGGTATCGGACGGACTGTATGAAGTAACCATAAACCTTCATGCGGCTCCGACTGATTTCAGAGGTATCACGATTAACTTCGGTGAGAATTATCCTACTGATTTCGATTTTGTCACTAATACTGGGCAAAAGGTTGAGTTCCGGGATAATGACAAAGCTGTTTTTACTACAGAGGAAGTGCTTGAGAATGTAACCACACTGACTCTGGTGATTCATAAAATGAAGAACCTACGAAGCAGACTGCGTATCTACTCCTTCCGTTTCGGTTACGGACTGGTGTACTACAACGATTCTGTTATGAGTTCTTCGCTTGAGAGTTATGTCAGTCCGATTGGTGCTGACATTCCTCAGATTGATTTCTCAGTAACGCTGAAAAACTATGACAAGTATTTCAACGTGGACAACCCGAAATCGGCTATCAACTTCCTGGAAACTGGACAGGAGATGGACATTTACTACGGGTATCAGCTTCCGAACTCTGATGAAATCGAATGGGTCAGAGGAAATCACCTGCTCTGTTCTGAGTGGGAGTCCGATGACTACACGGCAACAATCCGTTGCCAGGACGTGTTCCGTAACATGGACACGGAGTATTATAAAGGACTGTATGCTCCGAACGGCAAAAGCTATTATGACCTGGCGATTGAGGTTCTGAAAGCTGCCGGGGAGAAAGACTACTATGTTGACCCCCGACTCAAGAAGCTGTATACGAAGAACCCCATCCCCCGTGTTTCTTGCAAGGAAGCATTACAGATTATAGCCAATGCCTGCCGCTGTGTTCTGTCACAGTCCAGAGTCGGTACGATTCAGATTAAATCCTCTTTCGTCCCGGAAGCTGCGGCAAGCAGCAATGGTGAAACCGATTACTCCCACGTTGCGAAGATTCTGACGGATGATACCAAAGATGAGTACGCAACACTGGCAAGTAACTACACCACGGCAGACGGGACAATGTTCTTCCTGCCACGGGCGGCAAGTAAGAGGACGTTGAACACAGGCTTTATTTCAGAACAGCAGTCTGACGCTGACGGTAAGTTCACCACAAACCCTATGGTGACAATCGTGCAGGAAGCTGCCTGTATGTACTACGGTGTGAAGTTCGTGTTCGGTAACGCTCTTCCTTCGGGAATGGTCATTCGTACCTACAACAATAACGAACTGGTTACCGAGTATGAAGTGGAAGAAGAGATTACAAAGACCATGGTGATTCTTCGGGACTTTGATGATTTCGACACCATGAAGATTGAGTTCACGGGAACGGCAGAGCCGTACAACCGTATTGTGCTTAACAACTTCGCTTTCGGTGATGTAACTGACTTCACCATGGAGCGGCAGGACATGACTTCTTCCCCGAAAGCTATCAAGCAGGAGTTGGTCAAAGAGGTTATCGTTCCTTGCTACAGTTATCAGCCGGGTAATGCGGAAGAGAGTCTTGTCAGTGAGGATATTACCGTGAAGTCTGGTGATGTAGAAACCTTCTATGTGGGTGAACCGTCCTATAACTTCCGGGCAACACTGGATGAAAGTTCCAGTGGTGTAAGTATCACGGCATGGGGCAACTACTATGTGACAGTCAAGTTCTCTAAGACAGGAACCTTCCGTCTGGAAATTCTGGGCTATCGGTACAAAATCGTGGAGCGATATGCCACGAAGTCACTGAACAGCAGAGGTAAGTCCGTAAAATGGGCGAACCCGCTTATCAGTGATATGGCGATTGCTACGGAACTGGCTGAATGGATTGGTGACTATTATACCGCAGGTATTGAGTATGAGTACGATACCAGAGGTAACCCGGAGATTGACGCAAACGATATTGTGTACCAGGAGAATGAGTTCCATGACGGAATGAAGGTAAATATCTATCGGCACACAATCAACTTTGACCAGGCGTTCAGCGGCAAGGTAACCGCAAGACGTGTATCCAGTTAGGAGGTGACGGAAGATGGCATGGGAAACACCTAAGACCGATTGGCACGGAAGTACAAATTCAGAAGGTGTTTATACGGGTGACAGGTTCAATGCTTCGGATTTCAACCGTATCAAGAACAATCTGACGTTCCTCCGGGATATGGCAATCAAGCTGTACAAGGAGTTCTCCCTTGTAAGCCTGGGTGATGACAGAGTACCAGGTGATTACTTCTACGCTGATGAAATCAATCAGCTTGAAGAAAATCTGGAAACCCTCAACACCAACACTCTCAGAATGTCTTACGGGTCTGCACCCGTTTACAACGATAACGGTACTACGATGGATTTCAATGAACTGAATCGTTTGGAGGGTGCAACCTTAGACCTGTATGACAGACTCACGAATGAGAGCGAAGGAAGGAGGATGTTTACATGGAATTTCGGAATGAAGGGAGGGGACTTGTAAATGGCATGGGAACTTTTACCTGTTGACTATACGGACGCTGTGTGGGCGGGGTTGAAGCGATACAACCAAATTAACAATGAAGATGGTTCTGTATCCTTCCAGGACATTACGTCCTATACCGGGAAAGAGAAATCTTTCTTCGGGGCGAAAGACGCTAACCGCATGAACGAAGCCCTCAACACCATTATGAGCATGGTGGAGAATGGCACAGACCTGTATACCGCTTTTCAGAATTATTTTGCAGAGCAGAAAACTTTGTTTGAGCAGGAAGCTGATTCTAAAGCAACGGAGTTTGACAACTACACAGATAATCTGGAACAGGAATACAAGGCAAGCATGGCGGCTTTTGAGAGTCAGCAGCAGCAAATTTACAATGCCTGGTTCCAGGCTATGAAAGACCAGTTGAGTAAGGACGCTGCGGGCAACCTGCAAAATCAGTGTACTGAACTGGATGAGCGTTTGACTCTGCTTGAGCAGATGACAATGCAGAATGACTTCTCTGCTCCGCTTGCTACAGATGATGAAGCAATCACGCTGATTGTGGATGACCTGGATTATGCAATTCTGGCAGATTGGAAATACAAGGAGGAATAAAAGATGGCAACTATTAGTGTTCAAACGAAAAAGTTTGCAGACCTGGAAGCGATTCTGTCCGTTACGGGTACTGAGCAGATGTTGATTCACGATGGCAACGGCGTGAAGGTCATTACCGTAGAGAATCTTCATAAGGGTTTGCAGACTGACATTGATTCAGTCAGAAATGTACTGGCTGATGGTGCAGCGGCACATAACTGTATTTACCGTGGTAAAAACCTGGGTACTTCTGTTACAGCAGAGCAGTATGTCGCAATTTCAAGTGGTAAGTTCACAGACCTGTATATCGGTGACTACTGGGTTATCAAGGGCGTGACTTATCGTATTGCAGCATTTGATTACTACTATAACTGTGGTGACACTAACTTTACGAAGCACCATGTAGTTATTGTTCCCGATACTTCTCTTTATAAAGCACAGATGAATACCAGTAATGTCACCACTGGTGGTTACACGGGTTCTGCCATGTATAAGTCGAATCTGGCGCAGGCTAAGACTACTATCAAGGCAGCGTTTGGTTCCGCTCATGTTCTTACAAAGAGAGAACTTCTGACCAATGCTGTAAACGGCAACACCCCTTCGGGTTGGGCATGGTTCGACTCTGATGTTGAGTTGATGAACGAAGTGCAGGCTTATGGTTCTGTAGCGTGGGGCGCACATGATGGTAACGGTTACAACGTGGCTTCGGGTGACGGTCAGTTTCCGCTCTTCATGTTTGACCGTACTAAGCTGCATAACCGAGAGGACTACTGGCTGAGAGATGTAGCTTCCGCTACTTACTTCTCCTTTGTCAGCAACAACGGTCGTGCGAACTCCGACTACGCTTCTAACTCTCTTGGCGTTCGCCCCGCTTTCTGTATCGGTTAATCTAAAATCTGCACCCCCTTGTGGGGTGCAGTAGAAAGGAACTAATGCAATGTCAGTATTGAAAAGCAAACGGAAACCCTCTCAGTTTGAGGTGTTCCATCATCTCAACAAAGTTAGGAAAGAGGTTACTGATTTGCTGCTCCGTGACTTCGGCTACAGCAAACGAAAGGCAGCACAACGCCTTGAAAAGAAATTCAGCGGGCGAAGCTACGAAGAACTTACTGACGTTGAGAAAGAGATTTATGACCATTTCCGCAAACAGCAGGAAGCCTTTGACACCTGGTTCATTGAGGATGAGCGGAAAGCTGTAGTCGATTGTCTGAGGTCTATCGGTGAACACGTCTACACAGCGAACAGCATTTATCCCACCTACTATGAAGAGTTGGTGGAGCGGCGTGTTCATCAAGACCTGGCAATCGGTCAATGTTACCGACTGGTACAGGAACTACAGTATGCAATAGAAACTCTCCCAGTGGATGTTAATTCTTTCTTGAGGTTCGGTGAGGACATTCAAAGAGAGATAGACCTTATCAAAGGTTGGCGTAAATCGGATAACAAGTTCAAAGGGGCAATCTCTGCTTCCGCTACTAACTTCTCCAATGTCAACAACAACGGTAATGCGAACAACAACAACGCTTCTAACTCTAATGGCGTTCGCCCCGATTTCGATACTCCGATTAAATAGCCACTTGAGCGTTTCGGAGTAAGAGAAAGGAGAGGTTGTCCTTCCTATGATGGTAAATACCAAACACGATACTACTTCTTACGAGAATTGTAGTTGTCAACGTGAAATATATGACGGCAATGCGTTGTATGACGCTTATCTTAGAGCAAAGAGTGGAAGTGATTGGAAACCGCAGGTTCAGCGGTATGAAATGACATACCTTCTGGATTTGTCCAAAATGCAAAGAGAGTTGAAAGAGCATACCTACGAATTTCAGCCCAGTACCAATTTCGTCATCAATGAGCGTGGTAAGACACGTCCCATTACAGGCGAACAGATACGAGATAGAATTGCCAAACATTCTTTATGTGATGAAGTCTTGACTCCCGCAATTAAAGACCACCTCATCTACGATAATGGCGCAAGCCAGAAAGGTAAAGGAATTGATTTTACCCGCCGCAGGTTGGAAGCGCACCTGCACAGGTTCTTCCGGGAAAATCAGAGCAATGACGGTTATATCTTGCTGATGGATTTCTCAAAATACTATGACAACATTCGACATGACAAACTCATGGAGTTGTTTGAAAAGTACGTTGATGACGATACAGCACTCTGGTTCCTGGAAAAGATTGTAGACAATGAGAAGGTGGATGTGTCCTACATGAGTGATGAAGAATATGAGTCCGCTATGGACGATGTATTCAACTCACTGGAACACGAAAAAGTTGACAAGAGCCTGTTGACTGGGAAGAAGTTCTTGCGAAAGCACTTGAACATTGGTGACCAGGTAGCGCAGGACGCAGGGATTGCTTATCCCATACCGATTGACAACTACATAAAGATTGTAAAAGGCGTGAAATTTTATGGCAGATATATGGATGACAGTTATGTGATTCACAAGGATAAGGAGTTTCTGAAAGGGCTGCTTATAGAGATTGTAGAAATCGCACATGACCTGGGTATTACCGTGAATCTTCGGAAAACCAGAATATGCAAACTGTCTGAAATGTGGAGGTTTCTACAGATTCAGTATTCGCTTACCGATACCGGGCGGGTGATTCACAAGATTCATCCGAAACGACTTACAGGTATGAGAAGAAAGGCTAAGAAACTGGCACTCATTCTCTCAGAGAAAGATTTCGATGACTGGTTTAGGTCATGGTTCAATGGTCACTGCCACTACATGAGCAAGCTACAAAGGTCAAATATGTTAGACCTTTGCAAGAAATTAAAGGAGGAACACTACTATGGTAAAACTGATTTTAGCTGACGGCACTGAACTCAAGGGCTTCAAGCAGAATGGTAACAACTATGTCAGCAAGACTGAGGTTGATGTGTCCGTGTTTGAGGACAATCTGTCCACTCTTACGATTGTGGACGGTGACACTCAGATGGTCATGCACAACGCTGAACTGATTCAGCAGGTTCAGTATGCTGACGGTTGGTATCTCTGCTTCCGTGAAAAGACTGAGCAGGAAATGCGCTATGCTGAACTTATGGGCAAATTTGAGTACCTGGCGATGATGACTGGCGTGGATATGGAGGTGTAAATCATGGAACACAGCAAGAATTTCAAGAAGGTTAAGGAGTTCTACAAAAACGGTATCTGGTCTAAAAAGATGACGTGGAACGCAGTAGGCAAGTGGATTACCCCGGAAGAGTATAAGGAAATCACCGGGGAGGATTACAACAAGGAGGGCTAAGATTATGAAAGAATGGATTTGTACTGCAATCGGAGTTGCGGGTAGCTTCATTGCTTCCCTGTTTGGCGGTTGGGACGCTGCTCTGGCAACCCTGGTTATCTTCATGGCGATTGACTATGTTACAGGTCTGATTGTCGCAGGCGTGTTCCATAACAGCGGTAAGACTGAGAATGGTGCGCTTGAGAGCCGTGCAGGTTGGAAGGGACTGTGCCGCAAGGGTGTTTCTCTTTTGGTGGTTCTGGTTGCCTGCCGCCTGGATTTAATTACTGGCACTAATTTTATTCGTGACGCTGTGGTTATTGCATTCGTGGCAAACGAAACTATCTCCATCGTGGAAAACGCAGGACTTATGGGTATCAATATTCCCCCGGCTATTACTGCCGCAATCGAAGTACTCAAGAAGAAGTCCGATACTGACAGCGGCGCAAACTAAGGCGGGAGAGAGGGTTCGCCCTCTCTCCTATAAAGGAGTGATGACCTATGACTATCCAGGGGTTTATTGACAGTATTGCCGGGTACATTAAGAAATATGCTGCCGCTTACAATGTATGCGTGTTCAGCCCGATTATTGCTCAGGCGATTCTTGAGAGTAACAAAGGTACGTCTGAACTGGCAGTCAACGCTCATAACTACTTTGGCTTGAAGTATCGCAAAGGACGCTGCAAGACCTGCGTGGGTGTTTACCACAAAGTAGGCAGTGAGCAGAACCCAGACGGAACCTACACCAGTTCCACTATGGAATGGTGCAAGTTTGGAAGCATGGAGGATGGTGTTATCGGGTATTTCGATTTTACCAACATTTCTGCCTATTCCAATTTGAAGGGTGTGACTGACCCCAGACAGTACCTTGAGAATATCAAAGCTGACGGGTATGCAACCTCTCTGAAATATGTGGACAACCTTATGGCTGTCATTGAGAGGTATGACCTTACCCGATATGACAAGGAGGAAATGAAAATGAGTAACAGTTCTCTGGTGTCCTACACCAAAATCTCACCTAACAAAAACAGTCCCCGCAATCATGTGATTGACCGTATTACCCCGCACTGTGTAGTCGGTCAGCTTTCTGCGGAGAGTATCTGCGGTTGCTTCACCAGTCCTTCCCGGCAGGCAAGCTGCAACTACGGTATCGGTTATGACGGCAGAATCTCTCTATGTGTGGAAGAGAAAGACCGCTCCTGGTGTTCTTCCAGTTCTGCGAATGACCATCGTGCCGTGACCATCGAATGTGCGTCTGACAAGACTCACCCTTACGCTATGACGAACGCTGTATATGCTTCCCTCATCAACCTTTGCGTGGACATTTGCAAGCGCAACGGTAAAAAGAAGCTGCTCTGGTTCGGTGACAAGAACAAGACCCTGGCGTACAGTCCGAAGTCTGATGAGATGGTTCTGACTGTACATAGATGGTTTGCAAACAAGTCTTGCCCTGGTGACTGGCTCTATTCCCGTATGGGTGACCTGGCGGCAAAGGTTACTGCCCGTCTGAGCGGCAGCACTGCCGAAGAGAAGCCTGCAAGCCCTACCACACTGTACCGTGTCCGCAAGACCTGGGCTGATAGTGCTTCCCAGAAGGGTGCGTTCTCTTCTCTGGCGAATGCGAAAGCCTGTGCAGACAAGAATCCCGGCTACAAGGTGTTTGATGGTTCGGGTAATGCTGTGTACCCTGCGGAGAGCAAGCCTGCATTTTCTCTGTACAAAGTGAAGGTCACAGCGGATGTGCTGAATATTCGTAAGGGTGCAGGCACAAATTACGCCCTGGCAGGCACTATCCGCAACGGCGGTATTTATACCATCGTGCAGGAAAGTACTGGACAGGGCGCAACAAAGTGGGGTAAGCTGAAATCTGGCGCAGGGTGGATTTCTCTGGACTACACCAGGAAGGTATCATAA